CCCTACCAGTTTATTCAATTTATCTTGGTTATTCATTATCTGCCCTCTAAAAAATCTATAATCGTATTAACTCTATCACGTACAGAGCCTTTAACTCTGTGTATACTTAACTTTTCCTTCTCGATAGTAGTTTCAAACAGTTCAGCTATCTCATCTCTAAACTGCTTATCAATACTACGTACCCCATCATCTACAATTTCAAATTCAGGTTCAATATAGAACACGTAATCATAGGAATTCCATACTTTTTTAAATACATCTTTTGCATATTTTAAAGTACTACTAGAAATTTTATTATTTTTATAAAGGTACGTACTATATACCAGACCATCTAGCGCAGTACGATCAGTCAGCATGTTATCATGCATAAACACGTTAACTATATGCTCATGCATAATTAGACGTTGAGTATTATCAGTACCTTCTTCGTTAATGGGTAAACCATAACTCTTTACACGACGAGTTACCTCATCACATATAACAAAGTCTTTAAACCATTTTTCTGATCGCAATGCATTTAAAAGAGTAGTCTTACCTACCGATTGCGCGCCCGTTATACCAATTCTCATACAAAGAGATCTCATAAACCCTTTTCTTTCAAGAAGAAATTCCATGCCGATAAAGAGGTCATCTTAAGAGATACATAAAGATCTTCTCTAGTATAGTTTCTATTACGTACATAAACAGATTTCAATACATCACCATCATCTAATTCTGCAGTACATTTATGTACAACACTGCCTATTATAGTATACTTGTCATTATCTTGCCATACTTTTTCTTGCGGATCTTTACCTTTTAACTCAGGGTAGAGAGTAATTGCTCCAGGGTGCCCGTTATATATTTCGTACTTCTCACATATATCAGCTGGTAGAATGCGAAGGTAGCCATGAAGACTAATAAGGGTCTGAGGAACATTATATACCACCTGGTTTCTAAAGTAGTTCATTAACATATCATGCTTGGCAGACATAATAGTAACACCCAGCTCACGAATGCCTGGGTGAAATTTAATTCTATCTTCGAAATTATTAGTTACCAGTAAGTCTGGTTTACGTCCAATAGACTTAGATAGCTCAACAATCTCTGATCCGGTTTGACTAAAGAATGTAACCCAGTTCATTATCTGTACCCATGAACATATGATCTAAAGTACTTAATATTATGTCTAATGGTGTGCATTGTAGCTACCGAGGGTTCAGGAGTATTAAGTAACTCAATGAGTTTAATGGATTTCTTAGCATCCAATCCACCAGGCTCATAGCCAAGATCCAAGATAGCATGAACAATAGGGTTGGAAGTATCCAATGACTCCAACCATTCGAAGCCTTGACGATAGAACATGAACTCAATTGGAAGCGCACAGCCAAGGAGGTGATGTGGTTTTTTAGTATTGATAACGCCGTCATTTAATAGTCTAGTTAAAGTTTGTACCCTACCTAATGCATAACCCATCCATTTATTTGGATGAGGACAGACTTCGAGGTAGTACGAGTAGTCAAAAGAAATAGCAATCTTATCTACACCAATTACATTATCAAGATAATCATAACATTGAACGAGGTCTGCATAACTCTTACCCTGAACGACACCAATAGTCTTGCCCGGTAGATCAGAATACTTTTCTTTCCAGTCTAATGCATTGTCCATCGTACCTAGAGCATTCTCAAGTACATCAGGTATAATATACTCGGTTGGTTTGAGTTCATCTATCCAATGGGCAAACTTATCGGAGTCAAAGGCAGTACCCAGTTCAAAGATAGAATTATCTAGTAAGACAGTTCGACCTTGAGCTAGAGAGTCTTTAAAGAATTGTAGGTAGGTTGGTTCGGTCTCGAACAAGTGGACAAGAGCGTAATCGTAATCGTTATAATCACGAGACCGATCAAGAAGGCAAAGCGGGGATTCATGGCTAATTTTCATTGTAGTTTCTCAATAATATCTAATGCTACCGGGGCCCAGAGTACGGCATCATCGTACTTAGTTTTCTTTACCCGGTGCTCATTCATACTCACATAAGCTATCATATCTTCTATATTATAGCGGTAAATAGATTTAGTATCCACATCTACCCCGTAAATTTGTTTAGCCATTGTAGTATACAACCACCCCGCCTTCTGTTTTTTATTATTAAACAGCTCTACACAAAGGGTACCCATATAGTAATTAGACTTAACATCTATAGCAACTCCATCAATGATGCAATCAATTTTTAGTACTACTTGACTTTTTATATCATTCTTATCTTCAAATAAGATATTATTAGTCTTACAGTATTCTGCAACAATTGCTTCACCAAGGTCACCTTTGGCACCATTAGCACCATAGCGACCTTCGGAGTTTGCATACCATGTCATAAATTACCTCTTAATTAAAGACATAAATTCAGCTCGGCAATCGGGCTCACTCTTAAAGCAACCGCCAAGCTTGGCTGTAAGGGTAGAAGAAGAATGATCTTCAACCCCTCTCGACTTAACGCAGTAATGAACACCTTCAATAACAACTGCAACATCTTCGGTATCAAGGATAAAGACCAATGCATGGTATACTTGCTCGGCAATACGTTCTTGCACCTGAGGGCGACGCGAGAAGTATTCTACGATACGGTTTAACTTAGATAGACCAAGTACCTTGCCTTTAGGTATATAACCAATATGTGCTTTACCATCGATAGTAACAAAGTGATGCTCGCAGTTAGACATCATAGTAATGTCTTTCTCTACTACCATCTCATCGTACCCCATCTTATTATCGATAACGGTACACTTAGGAAAGTTCTCTGGCTTCAAGCCCCAGAAGATCTCTCGTACAAACATCTTAGCTACGCGCTTAGGAGTATCCATTAACGAGTCATCAGTCAGATCAAGACCTAGCGTCTCCATAATGACAGCAAAGTTCTTTTCGATCTTTGCAATCTTACGCTCATCCTTTACCCCAAGTCTATCCAATACAATAGGGGTATGAACGCCCTTAGAGATAAGATACTCTTCTACTTTATAGCCTAGTTCGGCGTCCGTTTTTCCAACTTGTAATGACATTTAGGTTCCCCATTCGTTTTTAAATAAAGGCACTTGAAGGCGATCGCTATAACGATACCCCTTCTTCATGGCAAATTCTGCCACAGCCCGGTTGTTCATATGATATACCGACTCAACACCACCAACAGGCATTAAGTATACCGGCCCTCTAAAGCCTGCCTCGCGATAGGCTTCTACTGCCTTCTCTGCTTCATTAACATCTTCTTGAGATGCGACTACAAACTTCAAATACACATACCCTACGTTACCATAGTCTGCAACAATTTCAGGCTTAATAGCTTCATCCCACTTCTCACCTGATACTGATAGCTTAGGTGATACAGAGAACGTTACCTGACGATCGAAATTACCAGGTACACCCCAGCCCCATCTATCAAGATAATCTTTAAACGTTTCACTAAGTTCTTGAGTACCATTAGTCTCAAAAGTAATCTCTTTTAATGCTCTCATCTTCGGATGCTCGAGCAAGTCAGGATATGCCCGTTGCCAACCTAGTAGAGGCTCACCGCCAGTAATTACAAGATGCTCATCTCTCCATTCCTTGTACGGTAGAGAGTCAACGATAGCATCAGCAACAGCATCTGTAGTTAGCATAGGGCTTAAGTCTTTAAACTCAGGCATCCAACTGGCATAACTATCACAACCAGTACTGACTAATGGTAGTGCATTGTACGTTTGAAAAGGGGTAACCAAGACATGTGTAGCTGCAATACCAGCAGCCTCCATGCTTAATTCACCTTTAGGCATACCGAAGCCAGCACATTTAAAGTTGCAGCCAAACGTACGAAGGAAAACGGATGGTACACCCATGTACCTACCTTCGCCTTGTATTGAATAGAATAGTTCTGCTACTTTTAGTTTAGCCATTAAACGATCTCCTCTACGATACCGAGAATCTCGGCAACGATCAAAAGGATACCTGTAGTAATGAGACTGCCGCAAATTAGGGCAATGCCAGCTAGAATACGTAGACCGCTTTTTACAAAGCTAATCTTACGGTGGCGGTCGGGATCTGGAATCAGATCAAAGTCAAATTGAATCATTAGATTCTCCTAGTTGTACGTGGAAGGGCACGATCCATTATATAGGCTACTCATAATCAGGATCAACGGGTTCTGGTACTTTCTCGATAACATATCTACCGAAAGCTAATCTAGTCTTCTTAAGCTTAGGGAAAGGTACTACTGGCCAATCAGGATTAATCCACGTTGGCTTCTTACGAGGGGAACAAGAGGTATTAATTATAAAGAAACGATCGCGAGGTACCCCGGCTTGTTTGCGAGCATTATTAATATGCTGCCACAAGAAGAGGTCCTCTTCGATACTTTCGTAGGTTTCATCTGGTAAGGCGAAACCTTCTTTATCTCTAGTATAATAATAAACTTTAACAGGCATAAACCTATTATAAGCTATACCCTATTCAATGTCAAGTATTCCTTCGTCAGAAACGGCTTTTTTCTTAGGTTTTTTTACCGTTCTCTTATCAACATCGATGTGATCTACCTGTTTTCTCATCATTTCTATTAAAGAATTCGCGAATTCTTCATTACCTTCAGAGTGTGCTATCAGCATATCAATATCAATGTTCTCCATTAATTTGTACTTAGTTGCTTGTTGTTTCTTTTCTTTCTGAATCCGTCTTACGAATGCAAAGAAAGTAATTTGCGTAAAGTAGGCAAATGGGTTCATACCTCGCTCGGGGTCAAACTTAATAACCGCTGTAAGACAATTTTCGATACCATCTGATATCATATCGTCTTTATAGGTGTAATTGATGAAGTTAGCTTTATATGAAAGGTGAGTAGCTATCTTGAGAAAGCACTCACCAATATACTCTGTTACCCTCGGTCTTTCTTCACCTCTTTCTGCTGCATCGAGAACCAGTCTACGGTAATCAACTAAAGCTTCAAAAAACTCTTTATTGTTTACGTAGTGAGCTGGTGCTTTCTTTTCAGTGATAGGTCCTATCGGAACCACGTCTCCAACCATCATTATCATTCTCCTCGGTGATTTCATTTTCATCAATATCGACATCACCTGAAAGTGCTTCATCAATATCTTCTTCGGTTGCTATTTCAGAATTTTCATACTCTACTATAAATTGTTTATATTGAGATTCTGCTTTTTCCATCAAATTTGTTGCAATAATAATATTACGTACTGGGAGTCTTAAAACTTCTTTTGTAGACATTTTAAGCCAGGGCTGCATAATATACGACTCAATAAATCCTCCCCCATAGGGCATTCTCATAGAATGAATTACTACAGGTTCAGATACTTCAATATATCTTTTTTCATCCAGCTTATCGCATTCATCTTCTGTAGAGACGATTAAATTTTCTCCGCTGGTTAACTTTAAAAACTTACAGTACATTTAGAGGTACCTTTACTAGATTGTAGTCAAAGTGCTCATCATTATAGGTCTTAATTCTTTCGATCATATGCAATAGAGTATAGTTCTTTCTTGTCTTCCAAGTCAGATCATCACCAATATCGTATAGATTACAATGTGTCTTTGCATCACCTTTTCTTAACCCTCTACCTACCGATTGTAAGTTTCTAATTCTTGACTTCGTAGGCGATGCAAAAACAATATTGTGAAGGTTTCTAATATTTATACCTGTAGAAAACGTACCGTAGGAAGCAACAATAATAGCATCACTCTCTTGTTCTGTAATTCTTCTAATGTCTTCTCTATCAGCAGTCTCTGTACCACCGAATACAAAGAATACTTTTCTATCGCCGGCTTTAGCCTTTATCATATCAAAAAGTATTTGCCCATGCTTCTCAACATACTGAAATAGTACCAACGAATTACCTGTTTGGCTAAGAGCAAGATTGCGAATAAATTTATTCCTAGGCTCATAGCCACAAAGAAAACTCATCTCATCAGGGTACTTATTATCCTTACAAGCTTTTTTAACATCATCAGGATATTGAAGTATCAGACCGAATATCTTTAACTCAGCCAACTGATCATTGTCCATCAACTGTTTGGTGGTTGTTACTTTGTATACCGGACCAAAAAGGCCCTCTAGTACCAGTTTATGAGTCTTGGAACCATCCAATGTGCCTGTTGTACCTATGCGATAAGGTGTATTGACCATCTTATGCATAATGCCAGTTAAGGACTTAGCTTTAAAAGTATGCGCCTCATCTCCATATACAACCTGATAGTTCTCAAAGAACTTCTTTGGTAATTCGTAAATAGATTGCCAGGTGGAGATTACTATTGGTAATAGATTCTCTTTAGAATGACCTGCATAGATGCGGGAGCAATTCTCTGATACCTTCCATCCATTGTTTTGTGAATAAGATTGGAAATCAGCATACATCTGCTCTACCAATGAAGTAGTAGGAACTAAGATAAGTTGGCGTCTTCCAAACTCTTCATTCCAACGCAGCAGACAATAGATGATGAGAGACTTACCGGAACCGGTTGGAGATAGGAGAAGACTTCTTGCATTAAAAATTGCTTTATGAATTGCATCAAGTTGATAGTCTCTTATAGCAGCGCCTTCTGGTAGACTAAGATTAAGCCCCTCAACAAATTCTTTTACTATCTCAGGATTTACGGCATCAGCTTGAATGTGATACTGTTCATAATCTATCGTATAATTATTAACCTCAGCAAAATGTTCTAAGTAACTAATTAGACCAGCATATAATTCTTTTGTAAACATTGAAAAGAGTCTAATCTTTCCATCCCATATCTTATTACGGAAGAGGGGATGAAACTTAGCACCCGGGGCATCAAAAGAAAAGTGATCTGAAAGTTCCTGCGCTATTGAAGGATCTGCGTGTACTGTTATGTAAACTTCATTTTTCTTCTTGATTGCTATATCAGCCATTACATCATACCGTTGGTAAATTTAGCCCACTCGATACCTGATTTTATATCCCAGGTCCGCGAGTTGAGAGATCTAATTATTTGTTCTAGTGTGTAGATAGTAGTTTTAAAGTATTCTATCTTGTCTTGTAACTCTATCAACTTGTTATCACAATCTAGTAACTCGTCCATTTCACTCTTCAATGGTTTGTTGCCTTGATATTGAGCCCACCCCTCATCCTCTAAATCCTGCTTAGTCATCTCACCCCTGAAGTATTTGTACTTCAAACGTCTGGTGTTAAGATAGTCCGACTCTGCTTTACGGAGCTGGAGCTTGGTGGTGGACATCACCGTAATGTACTTAGAGTGTAGAATAGGAACCCGGGCAGCTTCGTGCCCAAGGTTGGTCTCGTTAATAGGAGCGTCCTTAGACCACTCCTCTGTCAATTCACTTAGTCGCATAATATAGTAAAGGTTGCTTAATCAGGTAGGTCGACGGTAATTACTTCTTCTCTCTTTTGTTCTGGTTGAGGGCCAAAGCTAATAATGGCTTCTGGATTACCTTGGAAGCAGAAATGACCGTAATGGTTGAGAGAGATAGAAGGATCAAGCCAAACATCTCCGCCAATTTCTTGCCAGCGTCGGCAGAACGTATAGTCTTCAGATAGGTAACGACGATCAACAGGATCAATACTGGTATCAAACAATGCGTAGAAGTGATCTTTCAGATCGGCATTATTGATATTAACATCGTTATTGTATTTAAACTCAGGATAGGCTTTAATCATCTTAAGAATAGCTTCGCGGCTAATCATCATGAACCCAGTACCTGCGTCATGTAGTTTGATCAAGCCATTTTCAACGCCAATAGTCTTAGTCTCTTTATCAACAAACTTAAAGTTAATAGCGTAGTCTGAACCAAAAGAGGCCATATCACGATCAGACAGGTTCTTATCTTTGTTAGCTGGGTCCGTTAAATTAGATCTAATCTTATCCCATGCAACACCCTTCTTAGGATATGCACCAACCACTACGTCTTTCTTGTGAGCGTATAGCTTCAAGATATCTTCAGTCTGAAATTCAATATCAGCATCGATGAACATAAGGTGAGTATAATCAGATGCTAGAAAATAAGCCACTAGTACGTTGCGGGCTCGGGTCACTAAAGACTCGTTAGCAATAGTACCAAAGGCAAGAGGGATTTGATGCCCGTTAAAGAATGTCATCATCTTGATGACTGAACGAAAGTAAGGTTCGTTTAGCTGACCACCATAGCATGGGGTAGCGATAAAGAATTTATTTTTACGAATCTCATCAACGGAAAGTTGAACTTGCTTAGTTGCCATAATTTAGCTCCAAAAAAGAATTATAAAACTTCAATATCAAATAGTTTATATTTAAAAGAAGCGATACCTACGAAATAATCAACCGAGGAAGAGGTGATATCAAAATCAAGAGCTTCTACTGAGACAGGAAAAACATCTTTAAAATTAATATTTGTTTTCGGTACGTTGTTACTATCCAATATAGTTAAAGTTGCATCTGAGTAAGCTACCGCCATCGGAGCACCACGAGCATCTTTAACAAAAGGAAACCTATTCAACCGTTCTCCAGTAAAATTTCTATATTGATTATAGTCGTTTGGAAAGCCAAGTGCAACTAACCATTCATATAATTCAATATAATTTGACATATCTTCAGTTATTAAAAACCGAATTGTAAAGTCACCAAATACGTTCTTATCACCTACATGAGGTATATCTAGAAAAGGTGTTGGTTGAAGGGTAAACCCTAAAGTCAGCCCTGGTAAATTAGCCGACTGACATGTAAATGCTACGCTTGGTAAGTTTTTAATTAAAAACCTGAAAGCGTTCGGTCTAAGAAAGTTAGTAACCGGTGTAGTCGTTATGCTACTAACTTCGTTTAATACTGTTGAAAGATTTGCTGTAAACATTAATTATTTCCTCTACAATATTTATAACAAAAAAAGGGAGCTGTTTAGGCTCCCTTTTAACCCGTTGCCGGGATCCGTTCTTATCGACGGCTTTAGATTACATCAAGTTAGTAACCTTGGTGCGACGATAGTATTGATTACGGTTCGCTGTGAAGGTGGATGCATCAGCAACACCGTTTGCAGAAGTTGTAACGTAGGGGTTAGCAACCATTCCGTAACGAGTCTTAAAGCCAATTTTTGGCTGGAAGCTGTCAGGATCAACTGCGCGAACCATTTGTAATGGAACGTAAGGGCAGTAGAAAATACCGGCGTCATAAGGTGATGTACCTTTGTAGCCAGCAACATAGAACTGGTTAGCAGAACCGAGGTTGGCAGAATATGGATCAACATAAACTTTGAAACGACCGTTCAATACACCAGCAAATGTGTTACCAGTATCATCAACGTTCAAGTTTGTAGACAATGCAGGGGTGTAATCTAACACACCGGCCATGGCCAATGCGGAAGCTACGTCAGCAGAGCAAACGATGAAGTTACCTTTACCACGACGAGTATCTTGACCAATGTGGTTAGCATCTCGTTCGATGTTAAACAATAGACCTTTGAAACGCTCAACAGACCAACGACCGTTAGAGTCAACGTCTAGGTTGAATGTACCGGCAGTAGCAGTAGACGGTGAACCGGCTTTAGCAACTGTATATATTGTACGAACAACTTCACGGTTAATTTCAAACATAATTTCTTGTGAAAGAATGTTAGACAACTCTGACTCAGCGTCAAGACCGTGAACTGCTTTCAAGTCTTGAGCAAGTTCAAGAGTGTATTCAGCTTTCAGAGCACGTGAAGTGGCTGTAACTGTAGTCTTGTCAATTGAGAAGCCCATTTGACCGAATGCATTAGTAGATGCATCACCCAATGCTTCAGCTTGTGCTGTAGACATACCACGACCAGTTGTGTAACCGGATGCAGCAACAGGATCAGTACCAGCATGGGTACCGTTCAATGGTGTGCCAGAGTTAGCAAGAGCAGACGTATAAGATGAAGATGAGAAATCAGTATCGGCTTCGTTAAACAAAGCTTCTGTTTCTGATCCAACAGCGCGAGTGTTGCCATATACGGAACGCATAGCGAAGATCAAGCCCGTTGGGCCAGTCATAGGCTGAACGCCGCAGATGTCATAAGCCATCAAGTTAGGCATTGCACGGCGTACAAGACCGATCAAGATCGGGTCATACTTAGCAACACCAGCAGTGCCGTCACCGATACTGTTAGCAGGAGCTAACTCGTTCAGCATACCGCGCTCTTCTGCAAGAGCTTTTTCTTGGTTCTCTAAAAGAATGGCTGTAACAGTCTTCTTGTAGTTGTCTTTGATCTCAGGAAGATCGGCGTGCTCGAGAATGGCACCCCATTTCTTTTGGATATTTTCTGATAGGTACATTACCTGTTCTCCTTCTGTTGGGAATTGTTATTTATTTATAGTTTAACGATTTTTGATAGATCTTGATAGAGTATCAACGTATCTGGACATCATGCTGTTATTGTCGATAAATGCAGAAGGATTAGTTCCACTTTCTTCGACGAGCATCTTTTCTGGAGATTGCTTAGGTGTCTTAGGGAAATAATTTTCCTTTATAACAGATACTTTCTCACGATACAGATCCTCAGAATCAAAATCTACACCTTCAACTAATTTCTTCAGCTTTTCAGCCTCAGTAGCGGCAAGATCTTGTGTATGCTCGTCAAGAATTGCAGACGCTTTAAGCGAATTTAATTCCTTGGCTAGCTCAATGCTTTGTGTAATAGACTCATCTAGTTCAGATTGTAAGCTTTCTGACTTGGCTTGCAATTCATCTAGAACGTCATATTTTTCTTCTGGCACTTCGATAAAGTGCTCTTTGAACAATGTCTTCATGCCTTGGATAAAGTCTTCAGCAATTTCAGTTCTCAAGCCAGACTCTATTGCCAACTCGTTCTCTTCCATGTACTGCTCAACAACATAGTTCAAATAACCATCAACTTTTTCAATTAGTGCTTCTTTGAACTCTACCAATTGATTAGCTGTTTGCTCTTCTAACTTAGAAGTAACTTTCTCCATCTCGTTATTAACTCTAGCAATAACGGCGGCTTCGAAAATAGAAGAAGCTTTTGTTCTGAATTCTTCGGATA